CACTCATGAATCGTCACCTTTGCTTTTATTGCATTTCCAAAACTGTAGTCTACGCTTTCAATTACACCTGACTTTTTTCCATCATATCCGGTGTCGATTTCGACTCGCTGACCGACAACTTTATCTTTTAGTAAAACATCTCCGGTAACGCTTTCGGCGCGCATATAGTACCGATAGATCCGGTCTATGGCCTGATCTGCATTTTGTGCATTTATAAGCGTAGCATCAGTAACTTCTTTAATGTTTTTGTTAAATACAATATCTGGATTTTCTTTTAAAATCTGGCTTGTATTATGGATATATTTCTTACCAACTATTGTAACTTTTGCACCTGCTCCAGATACCACCACATAGTTTGCGCCGCTTTTTACTACGCTACCACCAGCAACAGAGAGATCGTGGTAAGGCTCTGAAAAAACTATCTCAGCCGTTCCAGAAAGTGTCTCGTTATAGATTTCCTGTGTTTCAGCTGACGGCTGATATGTATGTGTTGTAAGCCTTATTCCGGTCACGATATCAGAACGTTCCAGTGTTACGCCGTCAAACGTATCTGATGCCGGAAATGTTCCTGTTACATCATTCTGTTGCGGATACATTGCTACTCCATCTACGTTCGATGTGTCAACTATAGCTCCTATTGCAAACGCAATCTGTACCAGCGCATTCCGCTTTGTTGTATATGGTATGTATCCGTAAAGCGCCTGATCTGACAAGGACGGATCTATGGTACAGGTAAAGTCCTCTCCAGAAAAAATATCAGCAACTACATCTTTTACCAAATCTCCAGAATATATCCCGCCGACATACTCATTTCCGTCAAGGACCCCTAGCGCATCGTGAGCATCCAGGTAATAATCAAAAACATTTTTCCTCGCTCCATTTTTAAGGTAAAAGTTTCCAATCAGGTCATTATCAAAAAAAACTGCCAATTTCTGCTTTTTCTGGAGATCGAACGGGATATTGCTTTTAGTGCGCACAGTGAAAGACAAGGTATTTATACTGATATTCTCAGATATTGCATTGATCTCTTGTATACAATCAGTAGTAACCAGCTCATCGGACAGGAAATCTCTGTAGATGCCGTAATCTATTCTGGTGAGGAACACCGGCCTGTACGGCTTTGAAGTCTTTTTAAATGTTATTGCGATCATGTTATAATTTTGAACGTAGTTATTGCAAAAATAGCGGCTACTGTCCGGTGAGAAATCCTTAGATGAAAGCAAATGACCGTCCTCGTACCATTTGATATTTAATACGGTTGCATAATCTCCAGAGAGAAGATTGAACGTAAGCAGGATACCTACACTGGAGAACTTGCCGTTAAACGTTATGGTAAGGGTCGGCTGATTCATCATTATCTCCCGTCCGCCAGACGGATACAGGAACACACGTGGATAAAGGCCAATTTGTGGCATAAGGCCAGAAGTTTTTATAGAGTAGCCGAATATGCCGTCTTCGTTTGACCACTCGTCACTGATATATCCATAATCTTCATGATCTTCTGGGATATTTATGTACTGACCATTCAAAAGGGAAAATCCCGGATAGCATAGTGCATATCCGGGATAAGTCAGATCATCCCGCCGGAGATCCGGAAATTCTCTTCTTGTCGTTGTTGTGCCTGGGTATAGCCCGGACTTTGGGTATAACCCTTTATGCGGGCGCAAACCAGTATCCATAATTTTAGGGAAACTATTATCTTTGGCGTATGGTGCCACATCGTCATAAACTATTTTCAGTCCGGCCCCGGCTGTTTTTGATCTCACTTTTTCTTTCATATTGTCATGTCCTCTGCGGCTCCATTGCTATAAAGTCAATAGATAATCCGCTCCATTTATTTATGTCGTTCCCGTCTTTGTTCTTTTCTTTTTTCAGCTTGTCTTTTCCGTTTGTTACATAGGCTTCAAATTCAAGCGTTTCCTGCCCGTAAGGGAAAGACATGGTGTGTGACTCGACAGGGGCCGAAATGATATCATAAAACGTATCATAATCGGCCCTGTTGCTTTTTTCCGGATCTACGGTGAGTGTATAGTTATAAAAAGTACCTATAATGTCCCTGTACATCCTACGGGATTGCACACGCCCGGAATTATCGCTGTCGGTAACAGCAAAGCTGCGTTCCAAGTCTATAACCTGGATGCGCAGATCTAAGCCATCAATAGTAAAAACACCGTTTATCATACTGTCACCATCCTTACACCTACACGCTGTTTTTCTTCATTGTTTGCCTTGTACACGGCCTGTCCAAAGCGCCGACCGTCCACTTCCATGATAACCGTTATGTCCCGACTACCTCCGCTTTCTGCCAGAGCTTCTTTCAATGCCTGTTTCATCGTGCTTAACGGGGAAACAACCTCTGTCTCGCGCTTGTTATCTCCAAGGATTGCGGCAAACTCTCCGGCACGTGGCGGTACTACAGTCCCAGTAGCAAGGCGTGGCATATTGTACGTTGCAGCCGCAGAAGCGTATTTTGCAGATCTTCCACCACCAGCATTTCTGTAGACAGACTGTGTCTTCCGTTTACCTGCATCAATCGCAATCGTTGCAGCTGCTATTCCTGCCGCAAGAGATGCTGCCACAACCGCCGCGCCTACGCCACCAGAAAGTGCACCAAGCGCAACAGCAAGAACACCAACCGCGGAAGCTGCTGCCAGAAGGCCGCTTATCATTCTTTCTGTGGGAGTCATTTTATCCCAGTTTCTTGCCAGTACTGCAACCAAACTTATTATTCCGCTTATGGATAAAGCAACTGGGTCAATTGCATCAATCAATTTTAAAAACATAACAATAAGCTCACCTGATTTGGCTATGATTTGTGATACTCCATTTAAAAACGCAAGAAATTTCCATGCGGCAAAAAACGCAAGGACAGCTACAGTTGCTGATTCTACAAGTGACTGATTTTCATAAATCCAATCAGAAAACTTAAGCAATGCATTAACCAGTTTTTTTAACGCTGCAATAATAACTTTGCCACTCCATTCACCAAACGGCTGTAAAAAAGTATTCCAAAACCATTCAGCGGTAGGCGCCAATGTTTCGATAACCGAATATAAAAGATCGAGAGATGCTGCTATAAGTTCGAAAACCTCCGGTAATCCCTGCTCAAGACCCCATTTTGTTATTGGAAGCAAAACATTATTTAAAAACCATAAAAGCAAATTACCAATGGCCCGTACAACCGGATTCGCTGATGCAAGTACATTATCAAAAGATTCCAGGAGCGGGGAAAAATCTAAATTGGCTGACCAATCCTTAATGCTTTCAGAAGCGTCACGGAAGAATCCAGATAATGTAACAAGAAGATCTCCAAGATGCCGCAGTATGTTCGTTCCGGTATCACCTGAAACCCATGCTTTATCAAACTGCGTTATAAGGTTTGCAACAGTTTGTACCAAATTGGCAAACGTTATAAGTAGATTGTCTGTTATTGCCTTTCCGTAACTCTCCACATTCCAGACCTGCATGAACGATGCTCCAACATCTTTTGCAAGCTGTTTTGCGGATACAAACAGATTTGTGAGTGACTGTATCACTTCCGGTCCATTATCAAGCCACGATTCTTTCAGCGGAGCAAACAGGCCGGAGAATATCTTTTTCACTGCATCAGCACGGGCCTTTATGTCGTTTGATACCTCTTCCGTGGTAAACATCTGATCTGGTGTAGGTCCGACATACCCGGTCTTGTCCTGATCTGATTTATTCCCGGCCTGGATAAGCTCATCAAACGAATACGTCAGCTTTTTATTCGCCTTTTCCTGTCCCTTTATCTGCTTGTTGCTCTCTTTTAAAGCAGCGCCATAGTCTTCCTCTACCTTTGTTGCTTTGCTATATGTGTCCTTTCCGGTAAGAGCCGCAAAAAACTGAGAAGTCCACGTAACTGCTTCTGAAAGCAATGAAATAAACTCTACCAATACAGGGGACGCATATTCCGCTATTGGAGAAAAAGCAGTAGCAAATGAATTTTTCAACTGCGTAAGAGACGAAAGCACATTTGATATGGCCTTGTTTGTCTCTGGAGAATACTGAGCAAGGTTCTCCATTCCCTCACGGGCCGATCTAAATGCAAGAGATATAGTAGAACGCAAAAGCCGAAACATAACCAAGCGCCGTACCACGCCACTCAATGCCTCTCCATACTTCTTGGTTGGTTTTTGACTCTTTTTCATCTGAATCCCAAGTTTTTTTGTTGAGTTTGTGGCTTTTTTGCTGGCACCGTCAATACCAAGGAGCCGTTTTTTATACTCCTCAAATTCGTTTTTCACTCGGTTATACGATATTCCTAGAGATTCATTCATTTGCTTGAGCTTTTTAGCTTCTGTTGCATACTTGTCGTACATCTGGGAAAACTTATCTGTATCTTTTCCAAGTGTAAAGGCTCCTCCGGAATCTTCCAGATCTTTCAATTCACCTTTTGCATATTTTAACGAATTATTCAGCTGTTCTATGTCATACTGCATTTTTTTATAGGTGCTACTGTTGGTTCTGCCTCCAGTGTCCAAAAACTTTTGCTGACGTTCAAGCAGAGCTGTTAATTTCTGTTCTGTTTTTTCTATCTGATTCCGGACCTCAGCGTATGCCTGTGTAGGTATCTTCGTTTCGGAATACGCTTCCAATGCTTCGCGTAGCTTTTCAACCTTCCGTTCCTGTGCGGCATACAGGCTATTCAGTTTCGCAAAAGCGGTTGCCTGCTTCTGGACTGCAATTTCTGATTTTTTCCCAAGATCATCAATCCCATTTGCCATTCTTCTTACGGCGGCTTCTACCTCTTCTGTTCCTGGCTTCATGCCCTTGGTGTTTATCTCTGTGTCGATTACTATTGATCCATCTGCCAAAAAATCACCGCCTTACGTTACGTGTCGAACAGAGCGTCCACAGCTTCTTGTTCAATACGCCACTGCTCTTTTTCTTCGTTGGACATTGCCTGTTTTAATTCCACCATAGACCTGTTGTTTTTAAAAAATTCTAATTCCCATTTCTCCAGTTTCTCGCCTTTTGCCCGTTTTTGCCGAATTGCAAGAACCTGAGAAAATGTTCCATCTCCGATCTCATCAAAGTACCCGATGAAGGTCCACCAGTGCATATATTGGTTCGGATCGCGAACCTCACGCCCAGATATCTTGTTAATTGCAGAAAAAACAATTGGTGCATCCTGTTCCCAATCCATAACACGCGGGCGCGGTACATTATCTGATTGCTTCCCGCAATCCAGATACCATAAAGCCTGTTTTATTGCTTCTTCCAGACACTCCTCCGGTGGAATCTCCTCGTACAAGATTTCTGTCATCACCTGCATCTTCCCGGCGTTATCCAGGTTTGGATCATTAAACGCCGCCATGATGTCAAGAGCCGCCCGAAAATCAGTCCGTATATGATAAGATCTGCCACCGACTGTAAGAGCCAGCGGCAGATCCCAGGAAAACATTATTTCATGGGGGTAAGTATTGAACCCCCTGGAGATGCTTTGTATTTCTGCGTGTATTTATTTACGTGAGACTGTACGGCTTTCAGCTTCACATCACGTTTCTGCTCGATCACACCACGGATAGCATTAATCACGTTTTCTACAAAAAACTGACCGGAGTTTAATATGGTAAATGGTGAGGTGATTGAGAAAAATTCTTTGGAAACCGGAGCATTGAACAAGTAATCCACCTGCTTACACATGCGTTCGTCCAGAGTCTTGATATCATCAAGGGTTGCCGTGTGTTCTTTGCCGCTTAACTCTTTCTGCATATCCTCAAATGCCTTTACGGTATCTTCATACCTTTTGACCAGGTCAAAGTCTGATGGGATAAAGGTAAACTGTCCAAGAAGTTCTCCACGCTGATTTACGATGTCAAAAGTCTCGCTACCATCATCAATGGTTATTATATTTCCCATAACTCACACCCTCCTCTTAGATAAGCGGAATCTCGCCCTCTTTAAAGGCTGGAGTTCCGGATTCAATGGTTACATAACCTTTTTTTCTGTTGCCATCGAAGTATATGGAAAATGGGATAGTAAAACCATCAGTACCGCCTCCATATTCGCTTGTTTTGATAACAACATCTTCGGTCCATGCCAGGTGATTGGTTTTCTCCGTGTCCTCAATGATAACCTCCAAAATCGTGGTCTTACATTCATCACCGCGCAGTCTGTTCATAGCAATATCGCGGATCATCGGATAGATTGCGTCTGTGGGGTCTGCATAATACGTTATATCCTCTACAGATGGTTCATATCCGTTGTCCTCTACATAGGTCTCATCCCAAATGTTCTTGCTCGTGGACACATCTGGATTCAGAGCTACGCTCATACTATCGTTGTATTTACCGATGCGCCACCATTTCGGCGTACCGGAACCGCCAAACGTTGAATCAAGAAAGGTTCTGTATGCACCTCTGGTAAGCTTCATAAATTCGTCCTTTCTGCGCTACTACGCTTCATATTCTATGTCATTCGTGTACTGCACTGAAACAGGCAGCACCCAGTCCTGCACCGCGTCTGCATTCGGCTCCAGTCCGTATGAGTTATCGCGGGTAATACGTTTTATAATCCGACATTCAGACAACACCGGAAAAGCCGTAAGACGCGTCTTAGTACCGTTTATTACAACCGGTTCCTGGCAGATCCATTTGCCGAGCGAGTCAAGAAATTCCTGTGCACTCAGCTTCAGCCGCTCCTTATTTGATGCCGTCCGGTAAACCACGTAAAACGGGTACTGACATTTCTGGTGCCTGTATCCGCATACATCCTCTGTTTCGGCATACACCAGTGCTCCATTGTCGGCTGAGAATGCTATGCCGGAGTCTTCCGACAGTTCCTCAAATTTAATGATCTCGCCGTCCATAAGACCGGGATATTGATTTAACAGGGATTTCACCGCGCGGGTGAGAATATCAAACCCGCTTGCGTCCCGCCCTATAACCTTATCCATGCTTACCACCTCCAGCTATGCGCTTTACGCCTTTGATCCATGTCTTTCCGTCTGCCTGCTTCGCCGCTTCAAACCAGTGATCCTGTGCTTTTGGGTGTGCCTGGTGCGTGTAAGTGATGTTTTCTCGTGCGTTGGTCTTGCCTGTGTACTCACTCACAAGCACCTTACGTGCTCCACGCCGCGCCCAGGGTGATCCGGTCAGTTCATCAACCATAACCTTACCCTCGTACAGATAGCGCCCTTGTGGGCCATATCCGGCATACACAAAGCCGCTTCCCTGTACCGCCGCACTGGCAGCACGGGTGGTATTGATAAAGCTGACCGTTACCATCGGCATATACGGCACCATACTGTTCATGACAGCTCCGTCCAGATAGTATTGTGCCTGCTGAAACTGCCGTTCAAAGCGGGACATGTCGAGTTTCAGATGAATGCTGCCAGCATTGTATGACAGATTTTTGAGATAAAAGCGCTTGCTTCTCCTTGCCATATTACCGCCCCTTAAACCTGCCTACTTTCCTAAGATTTCAAAGTGCGGGATAACCGTATACGGTCCACCTACACTGGTTATCTTGTAAACATTATCCTTTTGGGCATTCATGTACTGGTAAAATCCTCCGCGGTAGTTACTATCTGTAACCGTTCCACCTGTCCATTCGCTAAGCCAAAAAAAATCATCCGGCCCGAACGTAATACTCCCAGGCAGATCATCATTGACTTGCTTGCTCCATGCTTTAGGTGATAACCACATTATAGATTCACCGCCGCTTTGCTGTACCATCACATCCCCATCATCTGGAGTGTAAGATATATGCAACACTGCATTGTCAGAGCTATCTGGGCCATATTTTTTTAATATGGCCCCGTGATCCGTCACCAGATCAACACCAGGAAGGACATGCGGATACCAGTAGACCTCACCAGTGGTTGATGATTCATAATAATTAAAAACAGTCACAGTTTTGTCATACATATTAGTTTCTTACCCACTTTTTAAGCTTTCCGTCCCAGCGAAAACCTTTTTCGCGTATGGAATTTTTGAAATCATACGTTGTTCCAGATACAGATTTCACATTATCCCAATTTATCCCATAAAAAGAAGTGCTTCCGCTGTTAAAATGTTGGACTGCTCCATTACGAATTTTAAAGGTAACATCCTGCGTGTTTGCCTTGCTGTTCCGGTCTTTGAAATTGGCTGTAGCATAATCAAAAACAATTTCTCCGTCCGCGCCAGCTTTTGCCTCATACACGGAATCTCCATAGTGTGATCCATAGCTTCCGCTTCTGCGATAGTATGTTTCTATCTCGATTTCTTTCGCTCTGTAATCAATAGCACTATTTCTTCCGCCACTTCGAATCCCGCTTGTTCCTCCTCTACCACCCATTACACTTTGCCTCCTGGAACTTTTCGCTGAATTGCTTTACTCTGACAATGTTCCCTTTGCATTCATCCGGCACTTTCCCGTAAAAAATTATGCTTTCTGGGTGTAAACGCTCTATCATTGCGCTATATCCCTGCAAAAACAATTCTTTCTTCGATTTGCCATTCATACAGCCGACCGAGGACACCGCCACAGTTCCGCCCTCTGGCTCGCCGTCAAAGCACCATTCGTATGAGTCCGGCGTGCTCCATGAGATTGTAGGGATCACTCTGCATCCGTGCTCTTGCAAGTATGCGCCGACCCAGTGCTTACGGTAATGGTTGTATATCTGGATCGCTTTTGGGAAATCAGTGTAAGTGCTAAAATCCGGTGTCAGTACATACCGAAACTGGCTAAGCTTATCAATATACCTGTCAACATTTCTCCAAAGCGCATCAAACTGGTAGTCATCCAAAAAGAAATGAACGGCTTTCTGATCTTCATGCGTGGTCTTTCCACGCGCATAATTGAAGCCTATAAACTCACATTCTCCCTCAAATGTATCTGGGTATATCTGCGGTATCCAGTATTCTCCGACCCCGTCAAAGATTCGGCGGTTTAGGTTTTCGTATGCCATGCTGGTTGCTTTGTCCGACATGAATCCTCCAAAGAGATTATTTCTTGTACAAATCCGTCTTGCACATTCGCTTCCACAATTCAGTGAGCTTTTCCCAACCGTACATGGCCACAAACGCAACGATAAATCCGGCCATGATTGCCGCAAAAATCATGTACCATAATATTTCCATTCGGATATACTGCATGTATGCCACAAAAGCGGCTACAGTAATACCGATGGAAAGAACGAACACCAGTGCATCGGTCGGAATCCTTGACAGGGCACCTACACCCTTAAAAACCTGGGTGATGACCGACACGCAAAATGCCAGAATCCCGATCACTGCCAGAATCAAAGTCATATTTGCGAATAATGCTTCCATTACTCTTTCACCTCCTCATAAGTTTTTTCAAAAATATCCGGCTTGCACGGATAAAGCTCTCCGTTTACACCCTGGATAACATAGTCTCCAACAGAAACATGATGTGTTCACTCTAATGTTTCGATATACAGCTCACACGGAGGTAAATCACAAGTTTCTGCGCCGTAATACATAATGCCTTTTTTATAAGCTTCTTGCGCCCAAAATGGAACGTAAAACAAGCCGTTCCGGTCTTTCAGATCACCATCATACTTAAATGCTTCAATGATAACAGGCTTTTTTCTAAACTTCATATTCACACTCCTGCATACAAAACTGGTATTCCATCATCCGTCCTTACTCCCATCAGAAGCGGTAAAGCTGTCTTAAGAAGCAAGTCGTTCGTTTTCTGTACGTCTCCAGCGGCGGCATACACCGCACTCCATTCCTTTGCACTTGCTCCAATCTGCTGAGGTGTGGCGTAAGATCTGGATTCACTGCCGGATGATACAGATGTCACTATTCCTGTGGTCGTGCCGCCGCCCGGTAAGGTGGTAGCCGTGCCAGTAGCCACCGCCGCTGCCGCGTTCTGCTCCGCAATATCAATCTGATACAGGATATCAGCCGCAGCGCAGACAGCTTTCTTAATGCGCTTCTGTTGCCGCTCATCCCCTGGCAGACCGTCTGCCAGTCGGTCAAAGGTCAGTGTGTCGATAAAGTCACTCGCCCGTTCAGCGAATCGCATAAAATCAGATTCCGGCACGACATTGCCGAAAAATGATGTTTTGTAAAACTCATAGTCTGCATATGCCATGCCGGAACCCTCCTTACGCCTTTGCGGTTACTGTCGCATGTCCTGCGCTCAGTGCCTTATAGGTGCTGTCGCACTCAACTACCGTGATAACCTGCCCGGTTGCAGCGGTAATATCGGACTTGCCGTCCCATGCGCTCCAGTTCTTTACATTCTGGCCATACTCCACGGTTGTCTGACTGGATGCAACCTTGTATTTGTATACATTGCCCTCATTCCCCTTTGCCGGGGTAACGGTCAGCTTAGTGGTTCCGCTATCGGTGCCTGCTGCGGAAGCCACAGTCAGATCACCAAGGGTTTCAGAGCCGCCGAAGCTGATAACAGAGATGCCGTCCAGGTACTCTGCAAACAGAACCATACCCATGATCGCAAACGCTTCGGAAACTGCGGTGTGGTAATTACCCTGGGTGTGAAATCCAATCAGCGGGGTCTCGCCCGCCACGGTGTAAACCAGGCCAGCTTTCGCGAAGTCGGAATCACTCGGGTCAACATAGTACAGCACGATGTTGTCTACCGGGGTAGCAATGACCTTACCACGCGGAATCTCGCTCTCAGACAGCAGGAAGATGGTATTGAATCCCATGAAGTCCTTTACATACTGGAAGCCGAACTGATTCTGCACGGTAATGTTTGCCGCACCGATGTACTCATACACATCCAGACCGTTCACAAAGCCAACAATTCCGTTCGGGATAGATCTGTGCATCTGCTTGAACTTATCCTCAACGCGACCTTTTGCCATAGCAAGAGCCATCTGGAAGGTACTCTCAGTAGAGGTAAGGCTTCCAGTCTTAAGATAGGTGTAAAACCGTCCGGTAACATCGGTCTGGAGTTCGAAAAGAAACTCATCGTCAGTCAGCTCCACGGCAACATCGTAGCCGTAAGTCTTGATAGCTTCGATAGACACCGCTTTTGCATACTTCTCTACGGTGATCTCTGCGTAGCTCTTTTCCTTGACCTCGAATTTGGAGTACGGGATTTCCTCGCCCTCTCCAACAAGGCCACTTTCAAGTTTGCCCTGTGCGTACTTAGATTTAAGAGTAGACCCCGGGTCTTTCTTAATCATTCTCAGCACGCCAAGAATTTCACGCAGGTGTTCCCAGTTTCTTTCAAACCGGGTAACAAAATCCACTTCGCGTGCGCGAACCTGGATGTTTTCCTGCTTAATAAGATTGGTTTTTGCCATAAAAAAATCCTTTCTACCTATAGCTGTTAAAAGGTGTGTAGGTCAGCGGCCACTCTCAAAGCGCATGTTCGGTTATTGGATCACTCAAACAGTGACATGTTGCTTGCAATGGCAGCCTGACGTTCTCCGGCATCCTTGATATTCATGATATCTGCCTTTGTCATCTTTCCCGGCTTGTTGTTATGTGTGATACCAGTAGTAAATCTTGCCTGGCTCTGCAATGCCGCCTGCTGATCATCGTCAACAAACGCAGATGCATCGTCTTTCTTCATCTGCTCCAACAGGTCATTAAGGCCAAGAATCTTTCCGTCCTTAAGCTTAAGACCAGCTGCTTTGATGTCTGCCATAACAGCCTTTTTAGCAGCCTCGGAAGAGAATTTAACATCCTCCAGCGCAGATTTGAGTGCATCCGCAAAATCTCTTTCGTAGATTTTATCATTAAAGTCTTTCTCTGCATCTGCTGCTTTCTGTTTCCATGTATCAAGCTCTGTTTTGATATTATCCGGATCGATACCGTCAAATTTTTTGAGTGTAGCTTCTGCCGTTTCTGCTCGGCTCTTCCAGTTATCACGCTCGCCTTCGATCTTTGACAGTGTTTTAGAGACCTCTCCAGCATTCTTGTAATGCTCAGACAATGCCTTTTTTACATCTGCCTGCTTATCCTCCGGAATTTCGATGCCAAATGATCCAAGTGTTTCAATAAGTTTCTGCATATCTATCCTCCTGGCCGTGTTTATTGACCTGCCGCCGCAGGTAAATGGATTAAGCCCGATAGACCACGGGCGGGGTAATGGACCGTCAGGGATTCGAACCCCGGACCACCCGGTTATGAGCCGGGCGCTCTCACCGCTGAGCTAACGGTCCTAAAACACCGGCTACATATTGCAACCGGTGTTTCGAGAAAGAAGTCGATGCGAAAAAGTCTTGCTGCATTGGCTAGGGGTGAACAGCAAGAACCCTCACGGTGGTCGTAAGCCGCCTTAACAGTCTATCGGCTATGAGGGGAAAGGAGGATTTCACCAAAAACAAAAATCCGTGCCATTGGTATGGCAAATACGCACGCCGGGAATTTCGCCCGCTTTTAACCTCCGGGATAACCCGTTTATATTAAGGGCGTGCGTGGGAGGTGTAAATTGGCTAGAAAAGATTCACAGGAGGTTAATCTTTGCTGCACTTATAATATATCATTTATCCGTATGTAAGCTATCCACACGTTTATAACATATCTCTAAGTTTATCAACATACCGCTTCACAAGGTCACGTTCTTCGCGGCACTCCGCGTCCTTTGACATGTCCCCAATCTCAGCGGTCAACCCATCCAGATGCTCTTCCAGCGCGGCAAGCATCTTGCGCTTGCAGTCTTCGGATTTTCCAGAACGGTAGCTCTGTTTCTGGGTCATGTAATCATCGTAAGCATCCCGTCCATCATTGCGGCTGTAATGCCCTCGCACGTAATGTTCGCCACGGCGCATGTAAGAAGATCCGCGGTCATAGTCCGGCATCATCCGGCCATCAGAAGAACTGTAACGGCCCATGCTGTCTCGTCCACGGCGTTCACTGTAATCACCTACACCGTCACGCATCTGATCCAGCACGGTCATATAATACTCGCCCTTTTTATCCCAGTACTCTGTGTTTTTGATATCCTTATACATATCAATCAACTTAAAGGCGGTGTCCAGATTGCCAGAGGTGAGGCCTTTTTCTGCGATATTGGATATTTCATCTTCAATTCGTGCGCACAGATCTTTAATATCTCTCATCATCCCACCTCCTTATGCTACCCGTGTTACCACAAGATTTGCGTTTGCCACGCTTATTGCCTGCGCGCTAGTGTTCTCCACTGCAATGTTTGCGCAGCATCCGCGCGGCACATCAATAAAGATGCCAGCGGACACATTATTAAACGCCTCGACTGCCGAAGGCGTGGATATCATCTGAGAAGAAAGGACCGGTTCGCCGCCGATTGCGATAGCAAGTGATATTGCTTCTGCCGATCCGCCGGTCGGCACCGCGATATTTGCCGAAAATTCTACAAAATAGCGGGCTTTGCACTGATTGGTCAGTCCTCTGAGGGTTACATTTCCGCTTCCCTCCCGGTGCTGTACACATGACGTTCCTTTCACTGCTGTGTTGGTATAAATAACATTTCCATTCGCTGCCACATTCTGTGCGGCAACAGCTACATATTCAGCCATAAATTTCTCCTTTTTCATATCGCAAAAAGGCAGGTCTAAGCCTGCCGATTTGCGTAATACCGGCATTTCGCCGAACATCCGACATTTTGCCGGAAGATACAGATATGATGTTGTCAGCAATTACAGCCCGTATTGCAGCCGCATCCGTAATATGTGTTCGGGTTCGGCACCTGGTAAGCCGGAATCGGTGCCGGATTGATCGCATTAATGAGCTGCTGGGTCTGTGCTGCCATAGCTGTAGTAAGCAATGCACTCTGACGATCCTGAGATGCAGCACGTCTAAGATCATTGTTTTCAGCCTGGAGGGAAGAAATTTTCTCGTTGCACAGGTAGTCCAGAATAGCTCTGGTTCCTGCGTTCTGGCTGTCGATAATGTCTCTGGTGTTGTTATTCATGGTGTTCTGGAGTGCACAGGTGTTCTGCGCCATGTTGTAGTTTACACCCTGGATTGCTTCCCGGGTCTCACAGCAACACTGAGCAAGCTGCGCCTGGATTGCATTGGTGTTCTGCATGTTGGCTACAGTATCGGCATTAATAGCCTGCTGGATGCCGAAGCCAGTCTGCATGACGTTTGTATTGATGCCGTTGATTCCGGTAAGCATACCGTTATTCATGGCATAGAAGCCATCACACAGGCCGCTGGACAGGCCGTCCAGTTTGCTGATAACTGCCTGGTTGTCAAAGCCACGCTGGATTGCGGAATCGGTGTATGCGCTTCCGGCTGCTCCACCTCCGCTGTTTCCCCAGCCATTGCCACCCCATCCGCAGAAAGCGAAAATGAATAAAACGATGAGCCACCAGACACCGTCTCCGCCAAACATTCCTTCATTGTTCCGGTTGTTGGTTCCGGTAGCCGCCGCAATATCGGCTAAGCTGTAAGTTCCATCCATTTTGATATCTCCTTTGATTTATTTACATTCCCGGCCGGGATAATGTACTATTTCATGCCGCCCAGCATCCGTTGAAACTGCTGTGCCATCTGCTGAGCCTGGTTAAGCTGCGCCTGTGATATTCTGCCAGACTGCAACATCTTTTGTACCTCGGCTTTGGGATCTCCTTTAAAGTTTTGCTTAAACTGCGCAAACTGCTGCATCATCTGCATGGGGCCATTGCCTCCCATCGGCATGCCGCCGCCAAACATCTGGAATAACGGGTTACTCATCTGCTGCCGCACCTCCCTTTGATCTCCGGCTCTCTGGTTTGACAGTAGAGCCGCCGCTTGCTGGAAACGAATTTATCTTGTCCAGAATCTCATTGTATTTGTCAAAAAGGTCCTGGTACTCTTTACGGGTAACATACATATCATTCATGGCAGCTTCTGGCTGCTTCTGTGGCATTCTACCATTTATTTCGTGGTACTCAAACACGCGTAAAGGTTGCGGCATACCGGAAACATCTGTTGATTTGATGTAAAAGCGCTCCGCTTCGCTGTCCATCAGTAACACGCATGATCCGGGCGCAACAAGGTAAGACTTTGCCCCAGTCTCGCCCTGCACCCAGAGTATTCCTTGGTTATTTGTCGGCGCTGCCATCGGCTGCGGGACGGGCTGATATTGGTTCATCTGCGCCATACGATCCTGATACGGCTGGTATGGCTGATACATGTTCGGATATGCTGCCATGTTCGATTTCCTCCAATTCTTCCAAAAAGATCAAAATATCGTGGTAATCGGTTTTTATAGGTATCTCTATCTCATAGTCATCGGAAAACATCTGCTCCATGCTTATATTTTGGCATAAAAAATAAGCCCCTGACAGTTCGTCAAAGGCTCAATAAAGTATCTATAAAGTTCCACATACGCGAATAATCTTTGAGTTTACCCGGCGGCTGATCCGCTTCGCGGTGGCAAGGCTGACATTCATGTTTTCAGCGCATATCTCCATCGGAACGCCAGCGGCCCGGTACTCAAATAAAGTTCTTTCATCTGGTGTAAAATTTGCAAGCGCCCGGAACCTGTTCAGCTCCGGTACTGTAAAATCATACACTTTCAATATCAGACCTCTTAATTTTTCGTCAAGGCTTCCAACAGATCGTCCCGGGTTTTTTTTAAACCCTCCACGTTGTTTCCGGTTATCTTGTTTTCGATCAGGTTAAACATGCTCCTCATAAGCAGTTGGGTATCTTCCCGGTTCTGCTTGATGTTGGAATAATCGTTGTCCAGCTTCTCCTTGATGTCCTTGATGTCCGTCTCAATAGCACCCACGCGTTTCTCTATATCCTGCTGCGGTTTCTTCGCATGGGAATAGACTGTGTAAAGCACTCCGGCGGCGGCTCCGATGGTGCCAATGCCGCTGCAAATTGATACGATAGTACGCACAAACTCTAAGTCAATCATCTGTTGTCTCCTCTGGTTCAAAAAATATGCAACTTTGGCAATCATCCTCGCCTATATCCCAAGTGCAAAATTCGCTGTTTGGGTTACAGCATATTTGGTTATACATATGTCTGCATCCATTAATATCTGCTATTTCTTCGCGGAGTTCTCCGTTCGGCAATTTATCTACCCATCTACTCATTGCTTTTCTCCCAGTAGTATACTGGGATCTCGCCGCCGCTGTCCCAGGTGTCAAATATATGGCCGTCCTGCACACATACTGCATGACCGTCTATGCACAGTATGTAAGTACCGTGCGGATGCTCCATGCAGAAATCCACTACGGTATAGATATTCTGGCCGTGATCGTCTATCAGGTGCCGCCGATACCCCAGGCTTTTGAGATACGCGCCCCAGACATAGTTCGCGGATGGCATATCACACAGAGCGCAGGCCCTTACCATTATCCCAGAAAAGACCGTTGTCCAGTCCTTTCCTGTTGCCTTGCAGATGGCCCTTATCACGCAGTCTCCTACCCGCTTCCCAGCCGGATTCGGGTTGTAATATTCCCACGCAACGTCATAATCAATCATACCAGTCATCCTTTCAGATTTTCATACCGCCGTGCGGCTCCTCGCGCCTTTGCCGCCTGTTCTCTGCCCCACCTTGCTATCTTAAGGCGGTCGGCTAACGGACGCAGTTCATTAGTTTTGCAATACTCGTTGTATGCCTTGTTCTGCTTCTGGAGTAGATAAGACTTCTTGTCAAGCTCGGCTTTCAGTTCGAAGCATAGCGCATCGTCCTTGCAGTTTTCTACCGCCGTCTGTAGGCCCATAACCGCTTGCTTTGTTTTTCGGATTCTGCGCTCTAAGGCCCGTTGCCGCTGCTCCAACTTCTCCATGCGCTCATTGTCCGCAGTTTGGATATCCGTGTACGGATTATTCACCCCGTCACCTGGGCCGAAGCTGTGACGGCAGTTCCAACCGCCCAGGCCCTCTCCCGTGCCATATCCGGTCAGAGAAAACGGAGGGAAGCGCTTGTCTTGCCCGGTTCGGCTATAAAACTGCCCTTGCCACCACAGGTGGTTTCCCGGATTCGCCCCGCCATCTCCCGTTCTGGCCCCGATGTGTGCCGATACAAGGATTATATCCCACTCCTGCTCTTTCATCCGCTGCATGGATATGTCCCCGGAAGCCTGAGATATCCCGGTGCGCACCGCACGCGCTGTTGCCGTCTCAATGGTGTCTCTATGCCCCGTTGGATACCGGACTATAACACCATTCTGCGCAACCGTATCAACAGCTTCTCTGACGGCCTGTTTGTACGATACAGCCCCGCTTATGACCTTATGGTACGCATTGTCGCACTCACTGATAAATAGGCTCTGTGCGGCTTCTGCGGTGGTTCTTGTCATATTTGACCACTCGCCCATAGTGGCTTCGTAATCCCTCTGGAGTATACGCACCAGTGTCGGAGACTGTTCTAGGGCTTCCGTGGCAATTCCGGCAGCTTCGTATACAGCCTTATCGTAAGCCATAGCCTTTACTCCGGCTTCTTCCATTGCGGCGGCTACCTCTTCGCGCTGTAACTTTGTATATCGGGCTATCTCCTGCGTGATATCCTGCAACAGATACCCGGCATCTTGCAGTATCTGGATGCGCCAACGGTCGGATGATGTGAGTATGTACTTTTCACCGCGCCCCAACCGGATCATGATAGCTTCGATTATCCGACCGATTATATAGTTATGCACCGAAGATGCTATGTCCTCGCTGCCCTCTGCAACACGTTTGAGATAATCAGGTGTCAACATGATATCACCTACTCAACATACCAGATTTCCATGCTGCCATTGTCCCGACTGTGCCAGCAAGCGCCCTCCAGCACCCCTCCGGTGGTCTCATCAAGGTAATACCAATCCCCTGTGTTGTCTGCCGGGTCTGCGGTGTACCCGTCCCACCTGTGCCAGCCGGTCAGCATGTAGCCGTCTGCTCCAAATAAATACCAGTGGTGGTTGATAAGTTCCCAACTGTTTTTCACGGCTTCGCCGCCGCAGAAATACATATACTTACCGTCAGATTTGTGCCAACCGTTTAAAAGCGTTCCAATTCCAGCGTTTTTACCGGTTGCCAGATTTACCGCAACATGGTGCCCTTCCAGCAGCAACACATCACCCGGTCGCAAATATGAGTCCCCGTTGAGATACTCTTTATCCGTATATGTGTTAAACCCTGCTTTTACAAGAGCCGCACGGAGGTTGCCCGTGTAACTGTAAACGCTCACCGACTGGAGCTTTTTATCCTGCAACAGATACCCAACTGCCTTTACGATAGCAGCAACACCAGAGCTGCAATCCGCCTCGCAGTCAACCGATATCTTTCCCGGGTCATAACCGGCGGCTTTAAGCTGCTGCCAGAATGTATAACGATCTCCCTGGTCATATCCAATATGCTCATTCTTTGCCGCCGCTTCCGCAAGCTCTGCAATCTTTCTTCCGATCGCCACGTTTGGGTGGCGCAGCATAACACCCCACGGTCGGCTATACCACGGGATCACCGCCCATTCGCTTCCTGTCTGGTCTCCCGCTTTCCCACCGGAATACTTTCCTCGCTCATCATGTCCACAGTTGCTTATCATCCCCATACCTCCTATTCTTCGTCAAACAGCCGCTTTTCTTCCGGCTGTGCTTCCTCAACCATAGCCTTTGCGTCCTCTTCGGTCATGCCCTCGAACTTCACGAAGTAGTACCACGCCGGGACCTTGCCTTGCGTAACATACTGCCACCAGCGGCTCCGATCCGCTTCCCGGTCATACAGGATGTCTCCAAAGTCATATGTAACCTCGTAAGGCCCTACAGGTGACAGGTTGTAAAGGTCTGCGTATACGTTAAGTGCGTATATGGTAGCATCAAGGCACGCTTCCAGTTGATCGCGCACATCCTTAATAAACTGGACTGTACGCTGTTGGTCAGCTTCTACCCCTGTTGCGGTCTGGATGCCGGAGGACTCGTTGAAAACGAAGTACCCGTTTGCGAATCCGGCCTTATATCCAATCTGACTTAACAGGTTATTGATGCCCTTGATTCTGACATCGGTATTAAGCTGTGGGTTGATCTCCTTGTAAAACTCCTTTGCATCGTTGCCGAATACATTTTTAACGTAATGAGGAAGCCCAACAGCATCCGCCGGGCCACGGTGTTTTATCTTCTGTCCGCTCTCATACATCAGTCTGTCATCTGCCAGTATGATCTTCTGGCTGTCAAATATCTCGCCCGCATTCCGGCTATATGCTATGTCAAGGTCTTTCAGCTCTTCCACGGCTTCGCGGAATATCGGCAGCCCAAGTGGTGACGATATGTCTACGTTATTGGCCTGTGGCGTGCGGAAGATACCGAACATTGGCTTGTCCAGCGGCTCACCGGATGTCTTAAGAATCGGTGGCGCATCTTCCAACATGTCCGCCCATTTCGTCTTCGTCAGCGGCACCGGATCACCCAGGCTCTCAGCAGATTTAGAAACGTATGCCCTGTTGCTCACATAATAGGGGTAGAGCGTCACGCCATCCTGTACCGTCTCCACAAACCTGTGATACTCCAGACGGGTGTACCATTTCTTCCCGGACTGGTACGAATCTTTGAAGATAATGCCGCGCACATCCAGGTTATCGTAGTCCACAAGCAGCACATCCGCCGGGGTGAATACATCCAGGCTTGTGCCATTCGGTTTTAAAAACACGGTTCCGTATGCACAGCCGTACTCCACCCAGTCGCGGAGTTTTGAATAGACAAGGTCTATCTGCTGCTGCAACCACGTTGCCCGGGCGCTGCCCTCCAAATGTATTCCGATACCCAGTGTTGCCAGGCGGGCGGTTTCGGAACAAAGAGCTTTCGCAAAGTTGATGGTCTTAATATCCTCATACTCGTCTACCCATTCCGGCTGTCCATGATAGATCTTCGCGCACTGTTCTATGGCCTTTTCCATCTCTGGAGTTATGATGGACTCCACATTAAAGGTGTCCTCTGCCTGCCTTTTAAATATAATGTTAAACCATCTTTTTATCGTTGATAAGATTCCCATTATGCACTATTCCCCCGTCTCTCCCACAGCGATTCCGTAGCGTAACGGGCCGCATCAATGAGATGGTTATTTTTGTCTGGATAACCGCTTATGATGTTGCCGTCCTTGTCTCGCTCGTACTCATACTCTTTAAATTCCTTGCAAGCGTTCGGCGTTCGGTTCGGATCCATAACCAGTTTTTTACCTTGCCACCACTTCATGGAGTATTCGATGCTTCCAGGTCCTTTATGTGCCGCTCTTGCTGGCAGTCCTAGATCTCTATAATCCTCAACAGATTTCGGCTCTGCGCTATCGCATGTTATGACATAATCGTCATAATTGCGCCGTTTGATTTCGGCGGCTGTCCAGCTGTTCTTTTTCTTGTTTTCGTAAATTTCATCTATAAAATATATCGTTTCGCGTGCCGCATCATAATACAGGCGCAAGAAAGCGTATTTATCCGGGTACCAACCCCAGTCATTTCCTTGATAGATGCGATCCATACGTTTAATTTCTTCGTCCGTGATAGTCCGTTCTTCTATAAATTCGAATACATTTCCGCCATTGCCGTTCGCTTCGCCCATGTATTCGTTTTCATATGCACTTGGATTGACCTCTTTTAGATGCTCCGCATCATTGAGGAATTCTTCTCCCAGCCAGTCAGCGGGGACATCCTTGTATGTACTCCGCGTAACAACGGCACTCGCATTTTTAAACTCTGCCTCTACAGTATACTGGTTTGCCCAGTTAATCTTACTTCGCGGCGGGTTAAATGATTTAAACTTATATGCTTTGTCACCGCCACGTATAGCGGACTGCTGGATGCTTCTGACCTCTTCGGGTCCGGCGAACTGGTCCAACTCCTCGAACCACACGATACCGATATATCCAAATTTTGGCTTAATCGACTTAATTTTAATTGGATCATCTGCGCCGCGGAAGTAGATTTTCTGCCCAGTTGGCTTGTACGTGATCTCAAAAGGAGATTGCTTGAATTTAAACTCTGCATCAAGACCAAGCTTTGAGATAGCCCATTGCAACTGAGCATACACAGAGTCTTTTATGGTGTTACCGACTTTTCGCAGCACAAGCGCATGCATATCAGGATGATTTTTTATCAGCTCCGGAATTATGCATGATATACCGGATGATTTTGAGGACCCTCGCCCGCCCGGAAGCACATACTCCGTATGTAAGCCGCGCCGGATGTCGCGAATCATCGGGTGGAATACATCCGCCACCACATCAAGATCAATATGGTATTCTTTTGCCGTTCTGGCTTCCTCTTCTGCCTTCTGCTGTGCTTCTTTTTCCTCTTTTACGGCTATAGCTTTCTCCAAATCGGACATGGCCTTTAGCTGTTCGGAAAAAGCCGGAGCGAAGCCAAAAGAATCCTTCACTTCCCCCCGTGCGATCATTGCTCGGCGTTTCTGAATGTCAGCAAGAGACATGGTGTCAGTACCGTTGAGTTTATCCACTTCGGCTTGCTTTTCGGCTATATATGCTGACACATCAGCATTTCTAAGCAGTCTGTATCCTTCTGCTTCCGGCTTCTTATATCCAGCTTTCCTCGCCGCATCAGTCGCATTCCCGCCGTTTTCTATGAAGTTTTTTGCGAACGCTTCCCGCTTCGGCGTAAGCTCGGCCATCTACTCACCATCCTGTCATTGCTTCCAGTCCTCCAGCGCTTCCCACATCTCTTTCAGTACCATTACCACGTCCACCTGTGATGCCGTCCGAATGATCTCATAGTCCTTTGTCTTCCACTTATCCCGCACGTATTGCAGTGTAGGTGTACTCACGCTGTACATGGTTATCATCCGGTTCTGATCCGCACTGTAAAACTGGCTCGTGCCTATCTTTGTTACAAACCGCTTTGTGAGCAACGCTCTTTGCAGCTTTCTTTGTATCTGGTTAAGGTTCATACTATCACCCTATTTTCATTTTATTTCAATTAAAATAAAGGTGTATCACCGCTTTGTGATGATACACCTTGTTGGTTACCATTATATTCTTATACGCTCTCCTCATTATTGTCCTGCCAGAAACATGCAGAATAACAGTTTACTTAACTTTTTCGACTATTTTTTCAATAAGATATTTCACGATTTCTGCCTGTGTATGTTTTTCTTCCGAATAGCGCCTTATATCATCCGTAAGGAATAATGGTTCCACGCTATTCATATACGTTTCAATCATGGCAAGTCTGTCATTTTTATCAAAACAGCAAAACTCTACCTGTTTTCGAAATCTCCGAAGCAAAGCCT